TATGATTGACGAGACAAAAGCGTATGTTGAAAAGAATTTTCCGGGTGCAAAGGTAAGGTACGGTGATACGGATTCTGTTATGGTTGAATTTGATGTAGGAAACCGTACAGGAAAGGAAGCAATTGAATATAGTTGGGAAATAGGTGAACGTGCTGCGGAAGAGTGTACCAAACTTTTCAAGGCACCGAACAACCTTGAACTCGAGAAGGTATATTGTCCATATTTCTTATATTCAAAGAAACGGTATGCGGCAAAACTTTGGACAAAGGGTAAAGATGGTAACATGAATATGGATTATATAGACGTCAAAGGACTTCAATTGGTAAGAAGGGATAACACACCTCACATGCGTGAAGTATGTAAAGAACTTCTTGATGTTGTTTTAGAGAGTAGTGATACCGGACCACCAAAAGCACTCGCTTTACAAAGGGCTATTGAACTTATTGAAGGTGATGTACCTAACGAAAAACTAATTTTGAGTCAGGGTTTATCGGATTCGTATAAAGCAAAAGGGTTTACGGTTTCTATTAATAGTCCTAATATTAAGGATATTAATCAAGCTCACGTTCAAGTTGTACGAAAAATGCGAGAAAGACAACCAGGATCAGAACCACAATCAGGTGATCGTGTACCCTATATTCTTCTCGATACCGGTGATCCTAAAGCAAAGGCGTTTGAAAAGTCGGAAGATCCAAAATACGCAAAAGATAATAATTTAAAAGTTGATTATACATATTATTTTATAAACAAGTTCCTAAACCCCGTGTGTGATTTAATAGAACCACTCTTTGAGGATCCGAAAGAAGAAATATTTGGGGAACTTCTAACGCGCGTGAAACCGAAACGACGTCCAAAGAAAAAAGTAGAGGCTGAAATTGAAGGGCAACAGAAAATAAGTGATATGTTCAAAACACTTAAAAAATAGTGACGTATATAAGATATAATGTTAAAGAAACAAAAAAAGCATGACCTTATAGACGATCTTAAACCAATTATACATAAACACAAAGAAGAAGAAAATTATTTAGCGCGATTAGATATGTGTACGATAATTTCTAAAGAATTATGTATTAGCTCAAGAGTATTGTGTAATTTAATACCTAATGAATTGTCAAGTAAATTCTGTAAAGGGTTTAAGAAAGATGGTACACACTGCACCGCGAGATCTAAATATAATGGTATGTGTGGAAGTCACATTGATCAACCACATATTAGATCTCCTATAGAAATGGGTTCTAATAAAAGTAATGAAGGTATACGACATACACATAATTTATCAGAATGTATATTTAAACCTGGATGTCCGGCGTGTGAAGTATCAAGAAAGGGATTTAGAGAATTGCGTGGAATAATGTAATAATGAATAAATCAGCTATTCTACTAACATCAATCGACACGTTTTATAATAATCCCGAGAATAGAGCTACACTTTTAGAAATTCTAAATAAAACGGGTGGTATTTCTTTACGAAACCTTGAATGGTTTATTACAAATTACTCTAAGAAAAACAATTTATCGTATAAGACGAACGATGGTAAAATATTTAGTGTACATTGTGCATATAAATCAAGTTTAGATGGATATAGTAAAAAATTATTTGACCCATTTTGTCGTTCTTCTAAGATATCATATACTGTACCAGGTACATCCAATGAAATACATACGACTGTTGCACAGTTGAATTTCATAAGATGGTGTATAAAAAACAATATAATCGAGTACATTCATGATCATAAAAATGCACTTTTTTCTAAACAAGTATCATGACACCGTTTTCAAAAATGAATGTTTGATATCCTACATAATAGAGATGTAACGTATAATCACTAGTAAGTCCAGGTTCCATAGTTACATCTAAAACAGTTCTATTTGATTGTAACTGACTAAAATCCAACATTCCCGATGGTTCTACATTAATCGGATTCATCGAGAATGTATACGTGTAAATGTTTCGTAAAGGCCTCGATAAACGACTCGAAAATGGAACGACGTATTTGAAATATTTATGATCACTATCTTCTATATTTGGTATATCTTCACCGTTTACAAATATTTTAGCCTTTGACATTGGTGGGTTATAAAATTCATTATTTACAGAATACTCCACATTAGATGAAAAGTTATACCTATTTGCAAATACATTTGCGAGTAAAGTATCACCACCAGTGATTACATCTTCGTTTTCAAAAGCTTTCTGTCTAAAAAACCAGTTTATTGTTTTAACCGGTATATTTGGAACAAGTTCAAGTTTTGCATTTTTTACCCCAGTGGATATATCTAAAGTAGGGTGTTTTTTAACGATATCGGTAACGAGAACGTGTCTTTTATTTGCTATATAACTACGCTCACTTGGTTCGAGTGTTATCTCTTCAGTAACAATATCAAACTCACTCACTGATAATGCATCTGTTTCATTTGTAAAAAAGGATTGTTTATGAAATTCAAACTCAAATTGAAGTTTTTGTTTATGGATAGCACAGATTGGAAAATAGGGGCGATTTGGTTTATTTGTTTCGTATTCATCACTTTCGTACTTACGCGAAAAGAGTAAAGGTATAGGAATATAAACACGCGATTTAGCTTGTGCTAGCACCTGATTACCAGATAATAAAGATGTATCTTCTGCATTATTTCTATTTAACGTGTATCTCTTTGTTCTTTTTTCGGATTCATCGAGATATAATTCATCGTATATAATTCCCCAATCACCATGGTATTTCTCAACCACCGTTTCATCGACACGCATGGTTACAGATTTTAAAATATGTCGTCCTATTTGATCCGTATAATAACTATCAGTTCCTGTTAAACGAGGTAATTCAAACGTTACGTACATATTTGCTAAGAGATCACCCATATTTCTCGGGTTATACATAACTTTTATAGTTTCACCAAAAGGCCAAGATGTTGAAGAACTACTTGGTTTATTAACGTTTAAACTTTTATGAAACTTTGTAAAATTAGCGTGTCTTTTAGGTTCATACTTAAAGAGTGAATGAACAGGGTCATCTTCTAAAAGGTATGTATCTTGTTTACCAATTGCATTAAGTGATACTATAGAACCTGTATTTGGTCCAGATGTATCACACATACTTACTACTTATTGTTTATATATTTTTAAATCCCTTTTCCACATATCGATATGAGACATTTGTTGTAATGTATCAAGCTCGATCCTAGATTTTGTTGTTTCTTCCCTGATACTTTGTATAGCTTCGAGTGTATACTGATACGTTTTGATATTCAAGAGATATTCGTATGAACCATCAATTTTATCGAATATTTTTTCCATTTCACGTTCGAGTTCTACACGTTTACGTTTGAAAACAATTAATTTTTCATGAATAACCATATCAATAAACTTCGACATATTTTCCAATTTTTTAGCCTTTTCTTTTAATACACGTATAAGATGTGCTTTTCTTTTTTTATACATCTCTGCTCGTATCTTAACAAAGTCTATAAGAATTTCTTCTGGACTTTCATATTTATGAATACCCTTTACTGGGTGAAATAAGTGCATATTTGAGACATGGAATGTCTTTTGCAGTTTAAAATCTTTTACTATATCTTTACCCGTGTACCCTTCAATAGTAAAATCAACAGTATCAGTCGTACTGTTATTCACGTAATTCGTAATCTTTTTCTTTTCGATAAGTGTATCGAGATACTCTTTGTAGTCCTGTGTCCAACGTCCCGGTGGGAGTTCTGTTATTGATATATTTTTACTCGAAGATTTCCATACACCTTCTGTAATCCATAATCCATCTTCATTACTAAAAACACGACCTGTAAATTTATCGAACCACGGTTTCATAGGAATTACATTTTCACCTGCAATAACACGTCTTATATTCATACATATATCGTCTGGGTTAAACGGTGGTATATATGAACTGAACCCAGTACCAATACCCTCTGTTCCATTTACTAAAACTGTTGGTAAAATAGGAACATAATAGTCGGGTTCGATCTGTTTACCGTCGTCGTCGAGATAGTTTAGAACTGGATCATCCTTTGGGTCGAAGAGTGTTCTCGCACTTTTAGTAAGTTTTGTAAATATATACCTCGTTTGACTCGCGTCTTTACCACCCATGAGACGTGTACCGAATTGACCACATGGTTCGAGTAAATTGATATTATTTGAACCCGTAAAATTATGTGCCAATTTTACAATAGTGTCTGCCAAAGACACTTCACCGTGGTGATACGACGTTTTTTCAGAAACATATGCGGCCAATTGTGCAACCTTCATTTCGGACGTAAGATTCCGAGTGAAACACGCGTATAACACTTTTCGTTGAGACGGTTTTAAACCATCTGACACGTGTGCAATAGATCTTTTCAAATCAGCAAGACTGAAATTTACAAGATCTTTATGAATAAAATCAGAAATACCAAGACGTTCAACGTTTCCATACGGTACTTCAAGTTCAGACGCCTTCTTTTCTGTACTTTCAAGTAACCACGTTTTACGTAAATCTGATTTCGTCTTATCAAATGCAAGAATTATAGACTCGTCCATTGAATCATCTGTATCAAATTGAACGGTGAGGTCTTTGATCTTCTTGAAATATTCACGTGCCTCTGCAGACGTGGATGTACCGAGACCCTTATAATATTTAATTTTCCATCCAGCTTTACCATTACCATACCATTGTCTAAAAGTCGAGTCCGTATAAAACGATTTAATTTCAGAACCTTTACTCGCTTTTATGATAGGAGTGACCATACTTACAACAAACTTGAGTTTAAGTAAACTCGGCCAGAAATAATGAATCATGTTAAGAATAAGCCCCTTGATATGACTTCCATCGTTATCTGCATCTGTCATGATCATAAGTCGTCCGTATCTGAGTTCGGAGAGTGATGTATATACCTTTCCTTGTTGAAGACCCAAAATCTTTTTAAGATCATTAAACTCCTTGTTTTCTGTAAGTTGTTTTACACTCGCATCACGAACGTTCTTACATTTACCCCGAAGTGGGAAAACACCGTAATGATCACGCCCAACAACCGAAAGACCAGCAATTGCAAGTGTTTTTGCAGAATCACCTTCAGTAACAATAAGAGTACACTTACCAGAGTGTGTAGTACCGGCTTTATTCGCATCGTCGAGTTTTGGAATACCCGTTATTTTTGATTTACGAGACCCATCTGTTTTTTTCAATTCTTTCATTTCACGAAACTTTGATAAAGCCAATAATTCCGATTGAATACTGGTTTTTAGAATATTTTTAATGAACATTTTCGGTGGTTCAAATTTACTCCCAAAATCCTGTGGCTTGAGTGTGCATTCAGATTTAACCTGACTACTAAAACTCGGATTGACGAGCGTCGCTTTTACGAAAACAAAAAACGCGTTCTTGACTTGTTGAGGTCTGAGTTTTATCTTCTTTGCCATATCATCAATTATACCACTTGCGAGTATTCCGGAAACGTGGTCAACGTGTGAACCACCTTTTGTAGTACATATACCATTCACAAATGATACGTGTTCAAACCCATCATCCGAAGGTGCAATACACACTGACCACCTATCATTCGTAAACGTACACATTTCATCAGATTTTGTATACATTTTTGCGTACGTATTGAATGTACATTTTTGTAATGCTTCATCTTGAAACTTCACTTTACAGTTTTGCGATGTACAAATATTTGCATCGTATACCCGTTTTTCAAATATTTTATATATAGAATCATCCATTTTTGACATACCAAACCGTTTCCAATCGGGAACGAAAGTAATCGAAACGCTCGACGTCGCACTCGAATACTTTTTTATTTTGGGTGTACCACACGTTTTCATATTATCCGACCATTCTTGTGTATATATACACTTGTTTTCACCATCTTTAATTTTTATAGAAAACATTGATGAATATACATTCGTAAGCTTTGCACCGTATCCATTACGTCCACCCACGAGACGTTTTTGTGTATCATCATAGTTTGTACTCGTAAGTAAATGTCCAAATGTCAACTCGGGATTCCATAAACCTTCCTTTTCATGCATTTTAACCGCGATACCACCCAAAGGTCCATTATTTTCAATGGTTATTTGGCCAGTCGTTTTATCAATAGAAACATTGAGTGACGTTACATTTTTTGGGTACATGGAGTTTCGGTCGATCGCGTTTACTAAAATTTCATCGAATATTTTTAAAAGTGCCGGTGAATACACTACCGTTTTCTTTTCAAATGAATCATTTTCATAAATCCAATAAGGTTCAGCTACACGTGAAACGGGTCCAACGTACGAATCTGGACGCTTTAAAATATGCTCCACGTGTGTGAGTTTTTGAATACTTTCACTCATTTATGTTATATAAAGTCGTTTATTTAAGTATATTTTTAGTCCTTCGAACCAGTATAATAATTCATCTTTTGTTTTTGACTTGGGTCTCGAATACATATTTTTTATACGACCACACTCGCGGTGTCTAAGTGATACCGGGTGAATATTTTTATAAGACGTTATATAACACGCATAACAGACACGTTTTATATTTGTATCAAAAAATTTCAGATATTCAATATTGTTATATGTAAAAATAGGTCGCATTTTTCTATATTCTCGAACAATTATACGTTCTTCTGTCGTTTTTGTGTGTACACACGGCTCTAAAGGGCATTCACACAAATAACACTCTTTTGTCCACTTAAGATTCATTTAAAAGTAAAAGGTTTTATCTTTTATATTACTCACCTAAAGTGAAGCTATACGTTCTTTTAAGTCTTATAAATAACCACATATTTTACTAACCTAAGTTATTTTATTTTTAGTATAAATTAAGATGTCGCAATACTTTCTACCGACCGTGATTCAAACGAATTTTAGTGATACTAAAAATGTACTCACTAAAAAACATCAATCGAATATTCAAAGTTACGATGACTGTTTACGTGTATCTAAAACTTTAAAAACAAGTAAAAAAACACCAGAGGAAATGGCGATAATTCTTGATAAAATGAGAAAAAGGAAACTTGAATGTAAAAAAACAAGACCGATACAGGTTTTAGATTCTACTCCTAAACAGGACGTTTCTGAATCCCGTAATATATGTAAAGCATTTACATTATCAGGAAAAAAATGTACATTCAAAGCTGCATGTGGGGATTACTGCAAAAAACATAGAATAGACAATCAAGTGCTAGGAACTAGACCAAAAATAAATATTTCCTTATTATAAAAAAAATGTTAGATCAAGAAACACTCAGACCTGTCATAATAGCCATGGCACTTTATCTCGCAATTTCAAAAATCGTACCAGAACTTCTTAAGAAACCAACCAATATTAAATTTATCGATGATATCGTCGCCATGCTCATTGCCCAGAGAGGATCACTCATGTCCGGTGCCATCTTAACCGGTGTTATCACTTTCCTTACTAATTACATTGGTGATGAATTCTTGTAATACATTTTCTTTACACGTCAACATATGAGTCCTCGGATGTTCCATATACCTTATTTTATTGGTGTATGCATCTTCCATAAATTCACGTAATTGTTTTTCATTTGGTTTTCCCCATTCCATACCCTCCTTATACAAAAAATCGTCCTTTACGAGTTTTTGACGTTCACAGTCTATCGTATACGGTGTTTTTATATATTCAGGCGCACCCCCATAATCCGTTATAATGACGGGTTTATTCCTCAGAGCGGCTTCCACTGCACCCATACCTATACCTTCTGAACTCGAAAAACTTACATAACAGTCACCCAGTGCATGTATTTTTTCCATTTCTTCGTCGGGGATAAGACCATTTATAACTTCGACGTTTGGTATATTTATTTGAATGGGTTGTTTACACGTCGCTTTTATCAGAAGTCTCGAATCTGGTTTATTCATGCGAACAAACGTTTCAATAATTTTATTAAAATTTTTCCTTGGATCGGTTATATTTCCAATGTGATAAAATGTGTATGGTTTATTATCAGGAACGTGTGCGTGTATAATATAAAAGTTTGTTTCGGGAAACTGTCGTTTAAATACACGACGACAAAATTCACTTGGTACAGCGATTCTATCAAAAAGTTTAAACAGTTTACCGTAATCTTCGTGTACAGTTTCAGTTTCACATATAGTCATACACGTAACGTGTTTGATTTTACGTTTAATTTCGGGTATTTTATCTAACCAATATGGTACAGGTAAAGCATAAATAAATGCACGTTCACATACCGGTATATCATTTTGAAGTTCAATGTACTGGCTCCCAGGAAAAAGACCCATATATTTTTTACACTGTTGACCTATTCCACTTAAAAGAGATGGACCGATGAATAACATTTAGTATAAAGATAATCTTTCTTTTATATATATTACGCGATGGACTCTGTCAGAGAACAAATTCAAAATCAACTTGCACGATCGAAAATTAATTCGGATCAACTTTATAGTATCATTAAACAAATTGCTGATCACATTGATGCACCAAAAGATGTATCTCCAGCTCCAGCGCGAACTGTGAAACCAGTGCCAGCGCCACCAGTGCCAGCGCCACCAGCGCCACCAGTGCCAGCGCCACCAGCGCCACCAGTACCAACTCCACCAGCTCCAACTCCAGCACCAGAAACACCAAAGAAGAAAGTTGTTAAACGTGTTGTTAAAAAGAAGGCTGCGGAATAGACGGTGTAATTTTATTTTTTACGATTATAAACCCACCTATTACCATAGTTATGAACAGTATTAAGTAACGTAAAGGGTACTTTTTCTTTTTTTCTATTTCCATTTTTTCGATATCCTCCTTATCTGGAAGTTTTTTAACGTTTATGTTAAGATCATCTATCTTCCCGATAAGTTTATGTAAAGCTTCAAGAATTTGAACCTCTCTATTTACAGGTTTTTCCTTGACATCTATGGTTGTAACTTCGAGAACCATATACCATTCTGCATCCGGTTGTAATGTAACGTAATCTGTATCTTCTTGAAATTCATATAACTTAAAATGAAGTTTTTGTATAGATATGGGATTAAATAGGTTTGTTTGTCTTGGGAACGCTTTCCATTGTTTATCCCTTAATATAGTATGTGAAGCATGATTAAAATGTCTTTCGAGTGGTACGCGTGCTAAAATTTGTCCGTTACGTTCATCAAGTATTTGAGCACGTTTAGGTATATCTTCACATGTTATATCAATGTACTTTGCCACACTACTTATGTGAGTGTCAGAGTTCGGGTTTGCCTGTCCAATTTGTGTCACGTAAAAATCGACTGGTTTTAGACCACATACTTGCGTCATATCTTCCAAGTGTAAATTTGATTCAAGTGTAAGATCTATACTGAACGTATTATTGGAACCATTTACAAATTTTGAATCCACAATTATATATTGAACCTTTTTAGGTAACTCCTGGAGTGAAACCATCTTGTATTTAGTATATAAAAAAATAAATATAAATAACAGCAATAATGTTTACCTTCTATGCTAGTGTATGTCGTTTATTATCACCAAATCCACAAGAATTAAAAAATTCATATTCGTATACATCTTTTGATTCTAATGTTAATGTAGAAAAAACACCTTATATAGATACAGAGAGTAGTAAATATAGTGAAATTGTTTCAATGAATGATGCTGGTGAAGTTATTGTATTAGAATATAACATATACGATAAAACGTTTGTTCAATATAGACCTAAGTTTAAAAGATAAGTATAAAAATATATAAAAATGAAATGGACGACTACATTGCCTTACACACGTACGACTATAAACTCTCGTTTTGTCAAGCGACAAACGAACTCCCGGGTGACATGCAAAGACTCGTATGGGAAAAACTTAACGCGTACGAATCACGTGATCTTGTGTGTCCGGGAGCCCCTCAACGAGCCTCCAGAAATCCACGATTCTCAAAAGAGAGAATCGAAACTCTGGTTAACCGATGGAGAGAACAGTGGGGCGAACCTACTCCGTGAAAATATGAATACACTTGCACGTGAACAAATGTGTTTAGATGATTACGAGCGTAATGAATATGATTCATATTCACTCGTACTTTATAAACTACTTCTCGATGATCTTAAATACCAAAGACGTGAATTACAATATTCTGCTATTTTTGGTGATAAATGGAGAAAAACACCCGTAAATAAGAGTAATTTATTAAATATTCATACACGTATATATGAAGTTGAGAAGAGCTGTAAAGATTTTATAAAAAAGGAACGCAAATTTAAGAAAAAGTATTTTCAAGATGAAAATTATATTATTAAAGGTATAGATATAGAGTAAATAAATTGTAATATGTTAAACATAATAAATCCGTACACAAAAACCATTAGAAT